ATATATTCAATGACTACATACTCACAATCACCGTTTAACAAGGAAAGAAAGGATAAATTCGTCCTTGTTATACCTACTCCAAAGGTATTACGGGATGATGTATCAAAAACGGTGAGAGAAAATAAGTTTGTTAACCCAGATTCTGTGCAATTTTCAATTTACGGTAGTGTTATACCTGAAGTTAGTGTACCAGAAGTAGAAACACGCTACAGTGGTCAAAATTTACACATTACAAGTCATAATCGCCCGACTTTTCCGCCAATTGACGTAAATTTTACTATTGATAACAGATTTAGCAACTATTGGTTCATTTATTCGTGGTTAAATAAATTGCAAGACGATTATGCAGGTTATTTTAATGCAAGTAAAGATTATAAACCAGGAATGGTTGTGGAAGATTTGTATATGGCCAATTTTACCATATATGGTTTAGATGAATACAACAAAAAAGTTGTGCAGTTTGATTTTTCAAAGGGATTTCCGACCAGGATTGGAGGAATTAGTTATTCATACCGAGACCCCGACGAAATTGAGTCGTCATTTACCTTAGCTTACAGTCAGTTTACAGTTAAGCTTCTTCAAGTCTGACATATTTATTAAAAAGGTGCATTTTAGACTTTTATATCTAAAAATGCATAAATATCGATATGGCACGAAGAACTATACAAAGTCCTGGTGTAGAAATTAATGAAGTAGATTTGTCCTTGCGTCCAGCAGACAAAATAGGTACAAATATTTTCATTACAGGTTTCTCTCCTGACGGACCAAATGATGAAATTGTACAGGTATCCAGTTTATCAGAATTCACTCAGATTTATGGGGCCCCAACTAACCCAGCAGAAAGATATTTCTACCATACAGTGGCAGAATCTTTTAAAAGCAGAGCCAATATATTGGTAAATAGATTACCATATGGTGAAAGTTTAGGTTCTGGGTTTTCGAACAACTATTTTGCGACTGTTTACCCAGTTGTACCTATTAACCAAACAGCGTTTGATGCTTTAAGTGGTACCGAAAACAGTTATTTGTCAGCTAATATTGATCAACAAGGTGGTCTTTCTGAAACTCAATTCAGTCCAGCCTCAGCAGGTGATGATATTATATATTGTGTTGGTAAACCAACATTCCTTTCATTGACACAAGAGCAATATACAGCAATCATCGATGATTCGGCTTTTCAATGGAGTGACACGCCGGGTATACCAGGTAGTTTTGAAGTAGATAATACTGAATCAACAACATCAGCTCAATTAGCTACGTTGGCTAAAGCAGGTATTATTGTTTTAAATACAGCAAAAACTACCGTTAACCAAAAGTTTGAAGGTTATTACTTAAACATTGCTGATAATACAAATCTTTATGCCTCGACTGATTATGACGATATTGTAAAAGTAAAAGTTTCAAAAGACGAAACAAATAAAACTCAACAATATAGTGTTCTTCAAACCATACCTGAGTCAAGATTAAACTTCTTGTTATCTGCTGATTATAACAGTGATGCTACCCCATCTAACTTATCATTAACGCAGGAGAGTATACCAACATTTAAAATTAATACTCCTTCCTTTGACGATACATTAATATTTGGTTTATACAAATTAAGACAATCGGTATTTTCTCCTGAGGTTACAAAACTTGATTATGTTTTAGAAGAGGGTTATTTTGGAAGTATAGATTATTACAGACAAATTAATAATCCTAACGGCGGTGCTCCTATGAGTTTCTACTTACCGCAAATATTAACAAACAATAGTGTTAATTTAGCAGTTAAGATTAACAAAAACATAATGGGTAGAGGTTCATCTGGTAATCTTAATGATGATGGTACACCTAACAGAAAAGTGAGAGTAATCACAACTCAGCTTGTTAATAACTATTATGAAAGTGGTACAACAGGTGATGCAAATACTTCTTACAGAGAAATTGTAGGCTTACCTCAAGCAAACATTTCTAATATTGCCGATGGTAATTATATTTACGATGTTAATGGAAATAAAAGAACAGCAGAATTTTCAATAGGAGATGCTTCACTATTACCTGCAGGTTCTTACAGCACTACTAAAGAAACTAATAATGAAATTGGCGACTTACCCGGTAAGTTAGATAGAGTATTTGATAGATTAGCAAACATAGATCTATTTGATATTGATATCATGACTGACGGTGGTTTAAGTACAATTCAAACTACAGTAAAAAATACAGCTAATACACCCAATAAAGACAAATACTTTGATGATAGAGATGCATTAACTGGTATTGCTGGTTTAGGTACAACCGGTATTACATTAGATAGTGATGCAAGTAAAATTAGATCATCTTGGGCAACTATTACTAATAAGTTTATTAACTTTGCAAGTAATGTAAGAAAAGATTTTATCTTTATATCTGACCCAATTCGTCAAATTTTGATATCTGGCGATAATACAAAAGGTATTAATATACCAGGTCAGACATTCCCGTTAAACATTTTAACACCATTAAAACAAATCTACAGTATTATTAACTCAAATTATGCTGCAGCTTATGCATCATATGCTCAGGTTTATGATAATGGTGTTGGAGGTCAGGTTTGGATTCCATTCTCTGGTATAGCAGCTGCGAATTACGCTCGCACCGATGCAAGTTTTGCACCATGGTATGCACCAGCTGGTTTCACTAGAGGGTTGGTTGCAGTAAATGATATTGCATTATATCCAAATCAGAAACAAAGAGATCAGTTATATGATCAAGTTAATATAAACCCTGTTGCGTTCTTCCCGAGCGAAGGGTTTGTCATATTTGGTCAGAAGACACTTCAAAGTCAACCAAGTGCGTTTGACAGAGTAAATGTTCGTCGTTTGTTCCTTTACTTAGAAAAACGTACAAGGGAAACAGTGAAGTATTTCGTCTTCGAGCCAAACACCCTGTTTACCAGGACAAACGTCATAAACGTTCTAACCCCAATCTTCGAAGATGCAAAGAACAATGAAGGCCTTTATGATTATCTCATTGTTTGCGACGAACGTAATAATACGCCAGACGTCATCGATGCGAACGAATTGGTAGTAGATATATACTTGAAACCAGTTAGAGCTGCTGAGTTTATCTTAGTAAACTTCTATGCTACGCGCACTGGTACTGATTTTAGCGAAATTGTCGGTTAACCAATAGCTTAAATTAGTACATCTTCCTAAACCGGGTCGTAAGGCCCGGTTTTTTTATCAAAAGATAACTAGTAAGCATAAATAATGATATGCCAGACGTACGTCAAACAATATCTGATTTTTACAGAGTAGCAGTAGAACGTGACTTCGCAAGAGATTTTCAATTCAGAGTCTTGAGCATTGACTCAGGCGGTGCCAGTTCCGTCACATTTGATGAAGATGACCTTGTGTATTGCACAGCTGCTAATTTACCAGCAAGAGCAATTACTAATGTAGCGGTACCATACATGGGATTAAATTTTAATTTACCGGGTAATGCTACCTATCCTGGAAGTGATGGTTATACCCTTAACTTTTACAGTGATCAAAACTCAGTACTTAGACAAAAATTTGAAGACATGTCTAGAGATATTTTTGATGACGCTACTAGTACTGGTAATTATTTTGCACCAAGACAATCTGCTGTTATCGACTTAGTTCAGTTAGATACCCAGTTAGATGCAGTTGCACAATATCAGTTAGTTGGCGCATCAGTTAGAAATGTTGGTGAATTAACGTACAACATTTCTGGCGGCAGTGGTACTATAGTTAACTTTACAGCTACTATGGCATACCACTACTTTAGACGTCGTTAATACTTTATGGTAGAAGTTTTATTTGAGGTTGACGAGGGGCCAGCCTTTACAGAGTATGTAATGTACATAAAAAAGAACGTTAAACGTTCTAGAGCTGGTTGTATATCAGTTTATACCGACAAAAAGCAAGATGATTACCTTTTTGTCGGTTCTTCTTTTGTTGAACAACGATTTAGAGGCAAGGGGTACGGTAAATGTATGTACGAGTATGTTATTAACGACAAAGGGACATTAAAAACCAATTACCATCAAGCTTCTGATCAAGCACAAAATGTCTGGAGGTCATTAACTAAAAAATGCAAGTATAGAAAAGATTTTTTTAGTGGTACATTGACCTTATATAGTAAACCTAAATAATAATAGTGAATAACCCCTTTACAAGTGTAATTAGAGGTTTGGGTAAAAACGTAAGTGGTTTACTTTCAGGCGAAAACCCATTATCTCAACCACAAGTTACATCTATTTTCGGTTTTACTGTGCCGGGTACCCCGTTAATAAGTACTAGAGATTTCTTTTTAACACAAATGGAGTCTTGGTTTTCTGCTATACCTTTACGTACTCAATGGATGTTATTAATACAAGGTTACCCTGCTTTATTACAAACTCAAGTATTGCATTCATTAGAGAGATATGAAGGTAATTACAATAATTTTGATATAAGCCAAGCGGTAAATATATTAAAATCATATCCTTATAATAAAGTTATAGGGTGTGTATTTGCCCAAGGTATAAATATACCATCAGGGCAAACTTTAGACACTCAAAGAGATAAAATCTTTGGAGATAAACAAAGAGGGTTTTTGCCAGGTCAAATTAGTACAGGTAAAAATACTTTTGATAATCTTACTATACAATTTAGAGAAACAAATACGTCTTTTGTTGATTTCGTTGTACGTCCATGGTCAATGATGTCGAGTCATTTTGGTTTTGTAGCAAGAGAATCTGGAGACTTGAGAGATATGAAAACTAATATTACAGTATTACAATTTACTAGATCATATCAAAAATTATCCCAAATACCTCGTAAGATTTGGACCTTTTATAATTGTTACCCGATATCGGTAGATAATAAAAATCTAACCTATGATGCCGAAGCAATGGATATACATTCTACTCAGTGGTCTTTTAGTAACTATGCAATTCAAGATAACTTATATTTACCGTTACCTGATATAATTAATAAAATATCATCTTTAAACTTCAACCGCTTATCACCTTTTCAACGTGGAGGATTTAATTAATTAGATAAGTTATTAAGTGAGTTTAGACTTTTTGTATCCCGTATCTATTACAAGAGATAGAAAAGTTCTATGTAGAGAAATAACCAATCAACATCTAATTACAATACAAAAGTATATTGAAACAGATGATAATGAACTTCTTAGTAATCATTTCGAAAATTTAATTCATAATGTTACTGTTAAATATGAAAATTTAAATTTATTAGATAAATTTCTCATATTAATTAATATAAGAAAAAATTGTTTAGGTAATACTATTGACGTATTATCAAGTGATGGCACAAAAAACTCAATTGGTTTAACTTATGTTACAGAAAATATATTAAACAATTATAAACATAAAAAGATAGTTGAAACTTATAACGATGTAAAGATAGTTTGTACCTTTCCCGTAAAAATATCTCATTTTGATAATTTTTATGATAATATTAGCATGATAGAAATTGAAGGTAATAAAATTTACTTAGGAGATTTATCAATTACCGAATCTGAAGAAATATTAGAAAATATACCCTTTCAACTACTAAAAAAAGTAAAAGAACAATCTCATCAGTTAAGGCAAAAAACAATTAATCTGTTTGAAATTATAAATGAT